TTCATCGCCTTCTTTCTGCTTAGCCACAAAGCTACTGAATCATCGAGGGGATCGCCGCAGCCGCTCGAGGCGGTCTCTGTGTTCTTTTAAAAAAACAGCCGTGTGAAGTCCCAACCGCTACAGCGAAAACTGGTGCCAGCTGGTGTTTGGATCAAGACTAAGTGCTCAACAGGAGGTTTTGTGTGAAGTTACCCGGAGGAACTACGGTAATTTCGCGACAATTTGGTGTGAACAGACAGTTTGTATGATAACTGAGGTCAGAGAGGACGAGCGATACTGTGTTTGGAAGCCAGTGCTGGACCATCCTGACGTGTGGAACACTGAATTGGTAAAGTTTTATTCAAATTTTGAAGAATTTTGCTAATTTTCAACAATGGCAGCTGCGAATTTGGAGCAGCAGAATCTGCAACGAGCGATTGAGCAAGCTCAGGCAGAAGGAGCGCAGAATGAGCAGGCGCAGCTCATAGCGCAGGGCAATCAGTGGCTAGAGACTCAGCGTCGGAAGCTTGGAAAGCAGAATTTTCCCCGCTTTTCCAACAGGGCCGGCGAGGACTGGGACGGCCACAAGACCAAGATGGAAACGGCGTTCAAGATAGCTCGACATCATCCATCGGACCAAGAGGGTAGGAAAGGCCAGTATATCTCGAGTCTAGAAGGAGAAGCCTTCCAGATGGCCCGAGAAGTCGCCGACAGTCAAGACGTGCTCACGTATCAGCAAGTTTTGGAGAGATTGGACGCAATTTTCTTAGCTCCATCGGATTCAGACATTAACAAAGATGCGTATTTACACTTGGTGCAGGGAAAGAACGAGATTCCTCAGACATACCTGGCCAAGAAGGAGCAGATGTGGCTGAAAGCATACCCGCCAGACAACCGTGACCCCCAGCAGTTCAGGAAGGATGTGACCATTGGGCTACGTCATCGTGAGGTACGGAAACGAGTTTTTTGTCAACTGCCAGGAATTAACAGTATGGCAGTCTTGCGCAGCACCATTATGAACGAGATCGCCACCCAGAGGCAGCTGATTCACCATGGAGACGCTGATGACACCTCCATGGACGGCCTCGCCACGTCTAACCGTGTCATCTATCGCAACGATGGCACGGAGGACATGGAGGTGAATGCTTTCGGAGAAGGGGGTAGCACTGTTAAATGCTACAATTGCAACCAGAATGGCCATTATTCGCGGAATTGTCCTAAGAAGAAGCAGCAGCCGCAGAATAAGAATGCAGGTGCCGGCAGGGAGAGACCGAAAGGTAACTGCCGGAGGTGTGGAACACCTGGCCACTGGCAGAAGACATGCACCATCCCCGACGACAAACTAGCGAACGTGCGCAAGAGGAACCAGGAGAAGAACGCCGGCAGCAATGGGTTGAGTCGTAAGGCAGCCCGTCAGCGAGATAATATTCGTGACGCGGTACGAGAAATTGCCCGCAACGATCCAGCCAACAACGATAGCGGTCTAGAAGATGATGACCAGGCTCAGTACTATGGAGACGTCAACTGTCTGGAAGCAGTTGGCCACCGAACCACGAAGTCAAAAAATGGCAGAGAGGGCTCCCGTCGGTAGGTCGGAGTCCCTCAGCAGCTGTAGACCCTACCACCCTCAACGAAATGCAAGGAAAAGGCGCCCGGGCCATGGTCAAGATCAGCCTGCGTGCAAAGGGTCCGACTGTACGGACCTATGGACTTATTGATACTGGCAATAAGTTGCACGAGGGTGTTGCCATCAACGAGGAGTTAGCCCGGAAGTTACAGCTGCCAATTGATCCTTGCGATTTAACAGTAGGAACAGCGGCGAATGACGGAGATATGAGCGTTATTGGCCGGGTTTACAACATCAGTGTCATCCTGGGAGATGACTGTCCTAGCTACATCCATGAAGCCCTGGTTATACCCGAGCTTCGCACCCCCATTAATTTGGGATGCAACTGGGTTGAGGAGATCCGCGGGATCCTGGATTATTCGAAGCCGAGACAGGCGACGTTGGTCGTGAAGCAGATGAAGGTCCCGTTGGTGCAGTCCATCGACTCCGAGGTTGAGAACACCTCAGAAGACGAAGAGCGGTCTGGAATACCGCCGGGGGAGCACTCGCCCCCCAGTCCTCAGATAAGTCATTTGAAGATTTTCGAGGATTTGAACCATGAAATAAGTAGCTATACCAGTGCGTTAAATGTTTGTAAACCTACTGTTAAAGAATTATGTAAAAATGATGACAATTTTTCGAATGGTAATGTGCACCATTCCAGAGATTTTTTCAATCTTAAGCCCGATCCGTTAAATTCTTACATTGAACAGATTTCTTTTAAGCACAAAGCAAAAGCAGATTTTGTACGCAAAAACGTTTGGACTCGTAATGTCAAGGGAGCGCAGCGAAGTGCGCAGGGACAAGGTGTTCGTTTGAAAACTGTTGCGTTAAGAAAGACGCCGCGTCCCGTTCGTTTGTCTGTCCAAGCTACTAGGATGCTCGCTGGGGAATCAGTGTCTGTCCTTAATTTTCTCCCCAGTAGAGAGATTCGCCCGCAAATGACTGTCATGGTAGAAGAAGCCATGTTAGGTGATCGCCAAGATGTGCGTATAGTTGAAGGAGTGTATCGAGCGCAGCAGAATGGAGTCCTGCGGATACCTGTGGTTAATCTCCACGAAGAACCTTGCATAGCAGCGGCTGGGTGCGTGTTTACCGCCGAGATTTGTGAGGACAGCAGTATGGTAATCAACACCGAGACCTTGGAGCTGCGAGAGCCCAGTGAGGTGATACAGTCCATGTCCGAGAACCAGAAGAGCGACCACGACAAGCCCCTGACGAAGGAACAGATGGAGAACCCCACATTCAAAGAGGTCTGGGCGGACCTAGAGATGGAGGACAACGAATTATTAAAGGAGCACCCAGATGTCAAGAAGCAAGTGAAGCAGTTGATCTGGGAATACCGTGACATTTTTAGTCGCGAGGCCCCTGGGCACACAGACCTGGTGACAATGAAGCTGAGACTCAAGCCAGGGACGGAGCCCATCAGACAGAGATATCGGGAGTTGAACCCCAAGATGTTGAAGGATCTAGAGGCGCAGATGGCCGACTGGTTGAACCAGGGCGTGATTGAACCGAGTACGTCACCCTGGGCCAGCCCCCTCGTTCCTGTACGTAAAAAGGACGGGAAGATCCGTTGGGCAGTGGATTTCCGCCGACTCAACAGCTGTCTTGAGCAAGACAGCTATCCACTGCCACGGATACAGACATTGTTAGACCGAGCTGGAGGACACCGTGTGTATTCTACACTGGATGCTACCGCCGCCTACTTCAACATCAGCATCGACCCAGCGTCCAGGGAGCTGACGGCTTTTGCAACGCCGACAGGTCTCTGGCAATTCCGTCGGATGCCTTTCGGCATCTCGACGGCGCCAGCAGTGTATAGCCGGTTCATCAGCACCGCCATGAACCCCCTTGGAAGTGAAATAGCACAATGCTATCTGGACGATGTCATATCCTACAACATGCGAGTGGCTGACCATGTTCCACAGATGCGGCAGGTATTTGAGGCCCACCGCAAAGCTGGGATCAAACTCAAAGCCAAGAAGAGCAAATTGTTCCAGAAGAAGATACAGTACCTGGGACACATGTTGAGTAAGGAGGGGATAGGCATGGTACCCGAGTACGTGGAGCGTATCAAGAACTGGCCATCACCGAACACTGTGGCCGAGTTAAATAGCTGTTTAGGCTTTTACGGCTATTACAGGAGCTTTATTCCTGAGTACGCGGCGCTTACCTGTGAGATGAATGCCCAGAAGAAGGCCGCCAAGCTGGACTGGACCCCCACGATGGAGGAGAATTTCCAGAAGTTAAAGGACAAGTTTGAGTCCGCCCCAATAAGGGCAGTACCGGATTTCGAGGCCGATACCCCCTTCCAGCTTACCACCGATTATAGTGGCAAAGCCATCGGAGCTGTACTCAGTCAAGTACAGAATGGCGCCGAGCGTTTGATCGCCGCCATGGGACGGAAGACGACAGGAGCGGAGCAACGTTACCCATCATGGAAGGGAGAAGCTTCCGCAGTCATCTACGGCATCCGCAAGTTTAGAACGATCCTGAGTTTTAAGCCTTTTCAAATCAACACTGACAACAGTGCCCTCAAGCAGCTGAAGTCCCTGAAGAAGAACACTGGGATGATGGCACGTTGGACAGAGGAATTGGCAGGATTTGAGTTCCGAGTGGTTCACAGGCCCGGGAAGCTCAACACAAACGCCGACGCATTGAGCAGGCGTACCGATGCGGATATGCCGAGCCCGACAGCCGAGGAAGAGGCTGAACAGGAAGAGTATATTGGAGCAGTTGGAGAGGAGAACGAAGACGACCCTCCACAGGGCCCCAACGAGCAGCGGTATAGAGACAGGATATACCGACATCAGCTAGACGACCCAATTTTGGAAAAGGTTCGTAGATGGATTGGACGAGACCGACGTGCACCTGACAGAGCAACACTACGAGGAGAGAGCAGAGACGTGCACCGACTAGCTGAGATGTTTGACACCCTGCGAATTGCAGAGGATGGAGTTCTGGAGCAAGAGATACAGACCTTCACGGGAAAACGACGAAGGATATTGGTTCCTTTTTCCCTGAGAGAGGAGGTGTTCAATCACTCCCACAGAACTACCACAGGATCGCATTTTGGAATGCATGCGACAATTTCGAAGTTCCTGCGGAACTTTTATTATGTGGGACATCAGAGTGACATCAGATTGAGGATTGCTGTTTGCCATGACTGCGTGCAGAAAAATATCAAGGCCAATATCAAGATAGGCGCGCACGTCCCCATTCAGAACGGCTTCCCCCTGCAGACAGTCTATATGGACCTGGCAGGGAAGTTCACCACGACGCCGGAAGGCTACAATTACATCCTGACGCTTCAGGATGGCTGGTCGCGTTTTGTGCAGGCGCACCCTATACGCCAGAAGACGGCTGAGGAAGTTGCCACGACCATCATGGACAAGTACATCAGCACATTTGGATGCCCGCAGGCATTCCATAGCGACCAGGGGACAGAGTTCTGCAACGCTGTCATGAAGATTTTGTGGAAGAAGCTTGGAGTGAAGCATGAAGTTGGCCCTGTTGCCAACCCCCAGAGCAATCTTGTGGAAAGGTGGCATCGCACCATGGAGGAGACCCTGAGGACAGTGATCCAAGGGCAGGAGACTGAATGGCCAAAGTACTTACCTGGCGTGGTCCTTGCGTACAATACGAAGGTCCACAGCACCACTGGTGTGACCCCCTTCCTTGCCTTCATGGGCAGAGAGGCAACTCTGCCCGCGGATTTGATTTTGCGGTTACCAAACCCTGATGATGAGAGAGATATTCCCACAGCCGTGCGAAACTTGTTGGACAGATACACAACAATGTACGACGCTATGGCTAAGAGCCAAGAAACCATTATACGAAGAAATGCTTCCCAGTATCGTAACAATCGCGAATTCAGAGTAGGCGATAAAGTATTCTACTTAGCACCAACCAGCGGTAAAGGAGCGAAGAAGAAAATGGAGAAACACTGGAGTGGACCATTTCTGATTACTGAAAAGTGTGCAGAAGTCTTGTACAGGATACAGACGATACCAGCCGGAGAAGCAGAAGATATGGTCGTCCACGTTGGACGACTGCGACCATATTACCCCCCAACCAGAGCAGACGGAGACCCAACGTCTCCCCCAGAACCATTTGAAGAAGACGGAGATGAAGCAGGGGAACAGATCCCCTTGAACCTAAGAAGACAGGCGCAGCCGCCTAACCCAAGAATTGATTTCTCTTTGAATGATGACAGCGATGAGGAGGGAGGACCCCCCAATGTACCGGGAGGAGCACCACCACACCCGCCGCCTGAAGTCGACCCGATAAACTTCCCCCTACCGGTGACACCACCACCAGGATCACCACAAGCTGTGCGCACACCGCGCCGAGAGCAGCGAGAGAGAAGAGAGAGAGAGAGAGATCGATCTTGCGAACCTTCAGGCTCCGGTCTTCAACGGAACGATGCTAGACGACCCACCGCTAGAGAGCGAAGTCCGAGAGAAAGCCCACAGCTCTCCACACCCCGTAGAGAAAGGGAACGTGAGCGAGAAATTCACGTACCCCGGATGGAGAAGCGCCCCTTAAGCGACAGCGAGGAGCAGCACACGGACTCACCCGAAAAAGGGGAGAGGGCAAAATCAGGAGGAAAGAAACAGAGGAGTGGGACACTTTGGCAACAGCAGGCTGAAGCGAGCGCGCAAGTGCTGGACAGTTCGGACGATGAAATGGACCCACCGAGAGTTGCTACGCTTTCGCGGACACTTAGAATACCCGTGAAACGCGGAGCAAAGCTGCCATACAAGGGTACGAGAGAAAGCGCGGGCCATGACATCTATTGCCCCGCACACACCATCCTTCCCCCTGGACAGCAAACGTGCATACCCCTCAAACTACACACACGCGTTCCCCCTGGATACTTCATCAAATTATTTGGGCGTTCCAGCATAGAAAGAGAAGGAGTTATCTTACTGGCAGGATTAGTGGACAGTGACTACACAGGCGAGATACAGGCAGTCTTTTGGAATCTTAGTACCGAAGCAATTGAATTCAACAAAGGACAAAGAGTCTGTCAAGCTGTGGTCCTCCAGACTCACGACGTGGAATTTTATCATGTTGATAATCTTCCTACCACTGATCGCGGTGCTAACGGCTTCGGTAGTACCAACTAGTGAAGCTTACTCTATTGAAGTTACAGATTGCACAAACCCTTCCACCATCAAGCGTTTCAACAAGGAAACGATATGCAAAGCAGAGGAACCTACAGAGGAAATACAAGTGAAGGAGCGCTATACTATATTACAGAGGCCGACTATTACAAAAGTGGCAGGGTACTCTTGTGAAGTCAGAGTTTCCCTGTACCACTTCAAGTGCGGCGTCTGGGGGCATTTGAAATTGCAACAAGTCCCCCAGACGATGAGGCACGAAGAGATTACCGCCGAGAACTGCCGCCGCATGTCCTTGCTGCAAGAATATCAAATTTCTGGTTATGGTGACCCAATCAAGGTGAAGCTCAACCGACCAACTTACGTGTCGGCTACTCTTGCCGGATCATTGAAGATGGAAGACGACAAGATTACCTGCATCGGACAAACCATCAGGATGGGAGACACCATCCACTACAACACCCTGAAGTTAGCCGAGTACCAAATCCTACTGAAGGAGGAGACTTTCTTGGTTAGCGAAAATAAGGTAGAAAGCGAGACGGATCATCTATCCCTCCCTTGTCCCTATCATAAAGGGGAGTGCATCACCGGCAGCGCAACCTTTGTGTGGAACATCAATGAGAGTTCCTGCACATTGCAGATGGTCAACACCATCAACCCCTACACCACCATGGACACCTACCTTGTAGACCACAAGCAGCAGGTACTACTGAACACCACAGGAGCAATGAAACTTATGCATTGCCCCTTTACTGTTCTTACCACCGACCATCCTGGCATTTACCTGGCCAAGACCAGCGAGCTTAGCAGACTTAGCACCATCGACCCCGGACAAGTGGACGTCAACTTACAGGCTGCGGTACATCTTAATTATCTTGCCTACAACATGCGACAAACCTTCAATCACCTAGATGTGACCCTCAGGAAGACCATATGTGAGAACCATTACCATGGTAAAGCAGATCAACCAGTCCTACTGTACGAACAAACATACGGACTCTTAAAGGGCGATTTGCTACTAACCTTCCAATGCACCAAGGAGACAAAGAAGATCAAGGAGGAGCAGAGTTGTTATGAAGATATCCCGCTAATCCCTGAAGGATTCGCCGATTCCATAACAAAACATTTTAAGTTGCATTCGACTAGGACAGCATGCTCAGCGACCTTCCCCCTCACAGTGAAGTCTAAAGAAGGCTGGGTACAGTTGACCCCCGCCATCATCAAGACTCAGGCCCCCATGGAAATGACCATCGACACCCCAGCAGTCAACTGGACTGACTACAGCCATGGAGGAATTTACACGGAAAGAGAGCAGGCTGAATGGCTACACACCATCACCTTCCCCGCCTACACAGAAGCCAACCTCAAGGAGATCACCTACGGATTGTGTGTCGGAGATGGAAGTTGCAACCAATTATCTACCAACAACCTACCCCTGTATACCCTTGATAATCTAGTTCCTGACCTAGAGCGCAAGTTGGATGTGTGGAGCAGCGTCAAGAGCTGGCTCCACGAGTATGGCGATGCAATGGCATTCGCCTGTCTGGTCATCCTTGGGCTGAAATTTATTACTGATCTGATTTGTGTTGCACTGACTTTCCTACGCGTTGGCCCCGGAGCAGCCATTGCTCTAGTTGCCCATCTCTATCTCTACAACAAGCACTCTTACCAGAAGCTTATGCGAAAGAAGAAAGCGGAGGCGAGACCTGAGAGACGAGAACCTACTACAGCAGCAGAGACGACAACCCTGTTACCAGCAGCATCTACCCAGATTTCTATGGCAGAGATACAGTCCATCCAGTTGGATCCATCATCTCTACCAACCTACAATACTGCAACTAGGCCACCTAAATATCCACTTTAATACCATGGCAGAATAGGTAAAGATTGGCCGTCTAGTCTGTTGTCTTTGCCAATTTGAGCGTTATGTTATCTGGCATGTCTGTCAAGCCAGATAAAAAGGGGAGAAAATGTAGTGGGTCTAACTTGAGACACTTGGGAATTACGCAGAATGTCATTACGATCTTCTAAACGGCTTAACCGATTTTTATGAAAATAGCAACATTTTAAAGCTTTTATTTTTCTCTATTGAATTTACTTTTATTTGAATTTTTAAGCCTACAAATAACGGATCGCGTAATTAATTATCCAATTGTTAAAAGTTATAAAACTATGTAAGTTTGTACTGAAAAATACATGTGATCATGAGATTATCAGGTCATGTGGATTTTTCCAGGAATATGAAAATGTATATATTTTTGTACCCAAAAATATGTACATTTGGCCTTAACGCGTGTATATCTTTATATAATGTTGTTTTAGTGGAAAGCAGATAAAATCTACCAGGGACGGCATAATGCATCACGGAGCTTTCCAGTGCACAACTGAACGTGACTATTTTGGAAACTCACCAATACACTCCGGCCTGCTGTTATCCATCGCAGACCTACGTGTATCCCTAGTCATCCCTGCTTGATCAGTAAACGCCCTAATACTCTGTAATTTTCCTATATGTATTTTGTATTCATTATATGTGTAATCTATGCTTGTTTATGAAAATATAGTTAGTTCCGTGGAATCAGTCTTAATTGGAGGATCTAATTCCTATTTTCTGCAGAGCTAATACTAGCTCTTATAATTATCCAGAATTATTACAAGACCCCTGTGGGCATCCCGAGACTTAGTCGTATTATTTTGCTGAGCGTCGACTTAAACCAAGGGCACGAATTCATCGCCTTCTTTCTGCTTAGCCACAAAGCTACTGAATCATCGAGGGGATCGCCGCAGCCGCTCGAGGCGGTCTCTGTGTTCTTTTAAAAAAACAGCCGTGTGAAGTCCCAACCGCTACA